GTTTTTTAGGTTGGTAAGCCCTTGCAGTGATGTGAGGGTTTTTTTATTTGTTCAAATGTTTCTCAGCGTGGCGGCGTCCGTATCTAATCGGGTCAATAACATCGTCATACGCCTTTATCACTTCATCATCAACAACGCCCAATCTATCATTGGCGTAGGCATAGTTCTTAAATTCCAAATCAATCCCGTCTGATTCCTCGGTATAAATAACTTCGGTTGAGTGCAGCAAGGATATTCCAGCCATAACCGATCCTTTTGGCTTATCAATACCATAAGCGTATTCCCAACCGTGTGCGCGCAAAAGCATAATATTATCAGGCACAGCCGAATCACAAACGCAATAGGCGTTCTTTGGTATTCCCAACTTTTTGAAAGTGTGTATAATAATGCCCCCGTTATCTTTAATATCCGATTGCTCTTGGCTGCTTAATTTAGATAATAGCTCAACTTCGGAAAAGTAGTTTCGTTGGTGACAGTACAACCGATTATTGTATTTGTCGAATTTCATTTCAACGATACCGAACTTGTGGTTTTTACCCCAGTCAACCCCAAAGAATGATTGTAGGTTAAGAGAAATGAAGTCAGCGTATTTGTTACGTTTCCAGTCATTGAAAACCCGACCCTCAACAGCTTCAGTCCAACCTCCCATTACAATTTGTTCGTACTTGTCGGGGTCTTCTAATTTCAATCGTTGGTAGTAAGCAAGAATATTATCGGCAATGTATTCTTTTGGAACGTCTAAATACGATGTGTGAATGTACATTACATTCCCCGCCACCGTATTGCTGCCGCCTGGAATATTTCTTGCGGAAAAGAATTCGCGGTAAATCCAATGGTGAACGCTCGCTGGGTTCAATATCAATATTGTCAGGTTTCGCTTATCCTTGCTCCTGATTGATAAGAATACCTTTTCGTAGGTTTCATAATCAGGTGTTTCTTCAGCCTCGTCAATGACAAACATCGAGAAGCCGCTAAGTGATTTTAGATTTGCTGTCTGTTGCTTACTGCCTGTTTTTAATCCCTTAAAAGCTATCCTATGTCCTGAAAAGTTTTGAATGTGAGTGTTTGTGCTTATCAAAAAGTCTTGGAAACCTAATATATCTATTTTGCTGTCTACTTCGGGCTTAATAGAATCCGCAATCGAAACGTTTGTAAATCTGGTATATAAAACGTCGTAGTCGTGGCTAACTAACGCAATCAAAGAAAAAACTGCAGCGTTAAATGACTTAGCAGAACCTCGACCACCAGTCATTAAAACCGTGTCAACCTCTGGATATTTACCATCCAATAACTCAAACAGCGGCTTGTATTTTTTACTGAATATAATTTCACTCATACTTTTCTATAAGGTGTTTTGTTTTTAGTCTTACCGTTTAATCTGTCACGCATTGAATGATAGTTACCATCGAAAGATTCTGCAGCCTCTCTAATTCCAAAATAAAATGTCCCTGTAAATAAGTTTAGAATTAAAACGGATCCGTGGTTGTTGGCTCCCATCATTTTACCTATTCTGTTTTTAGACATATTTGCTTTTTCTGCTGCAGTTCTGGGAATGTTTTTATTCCAAGTCTTGCACCCCATTTTAGATTCAGATATTTTCCTGCAGTGAGATTCGCTTCTTATCAATCCTTTTGTTCTCGGAACTCCTTTTTTTGCTATAGACATTTTTAATCTTGATTCTTTGGAAACTATCCTACCCATATTTGATTTGGATATTTTTTTCTTTGTTTCATCCGAGAGTTTACCACTCCTGCAGTTGTCAGATGTTAGCTTAAGGTTTAGCCCGAAGTCGCCGACACTGTTAAATAAATCTTGGTAATATCGCTCCTTGTCATTCAAATCAATTATACTGCAGAATTCTATGACTTCAAAGATATGGTTTTCTATTCCATATTTTTTAAGCGAATAATACAGCTTCGGTTGCCCTTTGCAATGAAGTCTTTTATACTCCTTTTCTCTCCTAACTAAATCCAAAGACTGCCCAATATAAATCTTATTTCTTGGGCTTGTAATTTTGTATATGCCTATCATAAAAATAAAAACTCACGATATCAAGAGTTGCGGTTCTATCAATCGTGAGAATTTTAAAATGTCTTAAATATGTCCGCAACTACATATCGGCTAATTTACAAAATTATTCTTTATTTTCATCAAAATCTTTAAAAACAATTACTGGCGCACTGGATTTTATTTGCTTGCCATCGGAAGTTAAATCAACCTTATCCCCAAACATCTTAGGATAAAACTTAGCGGCTAGCCATTTGTTAGTTTGGATTAATACATTTGCTGCTGATGGTTCAATAGATCCGTTCTTAAGCAAATCATAAACGTGGTCAATTTCTTCAATTACACTTTCCGACTTATCCTGCATCGAGTTTACATACAGGTTGCGTAATTCCTCATTTTCACGCTTCCAACGGCACCATGTAGAAAAGTCTGGGTACTCTTCTTTTGACTTAAGAACTGTCTTGATATTAAAGCCTTCTGCAACCTCTTCACAAATTGCTTTACACTTTTCAAAATCATATTCGCTTGGTCTAGCCATAACCCCAAAATTACAATAATTTTTTTACTGTGCAAGTTAAAACGCTAACTTTTGCTGTTATAGTTTAGATAACCATTGTTCGTGAATGTTAGTTGCTATTTGCGCAGTCATTACAGGTGGAACACTCATTCCGATTAAGTAATTGTATTGCACTTTGTGAAAATTATAATCTAAAGGATATGAACCAATACAACAGCTTTCAAATTTATTTGGCTTTCTATATTCATCAAACAAATACATCACATCTGAATTACTTGTGTAAGTCATTGGCACAATATCTTGATAAAGATATTTATTTGTAAAACACCTTTCTACTCCTTCTGTTCTTTTAATTGTATCGCAAAAACTTTCATCGCCTTGCTTTCTGTTGTTCCAATATTCAAACATTTTACCTTTTGAAGCGGGTCTATCATCAACTTCTTTTTGATAAAATTCTCCAAAGGTAATTTTGGGTTCTTTAAAATCTAAATTTAATTCGGGTGCTTGTGTAAATAAATCCTTTTGGTGCATAAATTTATCACACAAATCATTTCTTAATGCTATAAAAAACACTCTTTCTCTACGTTGTGGCACCCCAACATCGGAAGCATCTACAAGCCAATGCTGAACATTATACCCAGCTTTTGCAAATTCTCTATAAATCTGAATTACATATTGCTTTGCTTCTCCAATTAATAACCCTTTCACATTTTCAGCAATCACTATTTTTGGTTGTAATTCCTTTGCTAAATCAATAAAGTCAAAAAACAAAGTATCTAAAACTTGCATTGCTTGTCCTTCTCTAAATTGTTTTTCTTCTCCCCAGTCTTTTTCTCTATTCCCTGCCATTGAAAAACTGCTACAAGGTGGCGAACCATCTAAAATATCAAGTTCATAAAGTTCTTTTGGTAAATCTTTACGCATTTTAAATGTTTGTATAGGCTCTAAATAAGCATATTTTGGATTATGGTTAGCAATATAAGCAGCCATCATTTTAGGGTCAATTTCATTGCACCCTAAAACATCAAATCCCGCTAATTTATAACCCATTGTCGAGCCTCCGCCACAAGCAAAACAGCTAAATACTTTTCCTTTGTCTTTTGTGAAATTTGCGTCTTTTAAAGTCCATTCGTAGGGAAATCTATGTTCTATCATTTTTATACGTTTTAAGCCATTATTTTAAAATTTACTACACCAACTACCCTAGTCGGCTGTTTGTTCCTGCAATCGCTCCAAAAACACCCCCTCACAGCAAATAATCTCAAACGCTGTAACTGTGTACGGCCACTTAGGGGAATGTTCTAGGCGTATACCGGATATGTATGCGGGCTTTCCGAGGTGGGTGGTTGGGGTTGCTTGCGGTGGGATTTTCATAGAAGTGATAGCTGGTTAGTGTTGGATTGCTGTATTATTCCCCGAGCGGTGTCGAATATTGTTTTACCGGCTACGTAGTCAACAAGGTTTCGGGCGATTTTATTTATTGGTTGATCGCCTTTGTATTTATAGAAATCATAGTCGTGAAATTCACACCATTTTTTAACTTCATTTTTACTTTCCATTATTGAATTTTTGCGCTCCCCTAAATCATTTGGCAGATTAAAATTACACCAATATAAGTGCCTACCTCTTTTTTTAGCGGCTATTAAAGGTTCGTAGTATGGTATTACATTTTCAACTAAATACTTTCCTTTAAACCAGGTTTGAAGAAATATTATCTCTTGGTATAACATCATGTTTGGATATTCTGGTGTAGTTGTTTCCCGTCTCGCAAACCTAGCCCTGCTGTGAGTTGGACAAGGCGGCGAACTCCAAATAAAATCAAATTCTTTGTAATGGTCTAAAAGATATTGGTGTGCGTCTGCAATAATTACGGTATCATTTGGGAAACGCTCTTGATACAAACGCGCTAATTCGGGGTCTAATTCAACAGCCGTAACATCGCATTTTTCCCAAAGCAATCGGTTGCCACCTAAACAAGCGTAAAGATTTAGAACTTTCATACCCCCTCCCGATTAGCAGTAAACTTAACCCTACCAGCGGCGACTTCGTACCGCTCCTTTGCATTTTTTAATTCTGTTGGTGTTGGTGTCATAATGATAGTATTTTGGTTAGTAT